CAGAAGGTTCTGGGTTCGAGTCCCTGTGTCAGCTCCATTTGCGGGTGTAGCTCAGTTGGTAGAGCAGCTGGCTTTTAACCAGTTGGCCGGGGGTTCGAGTCCCTTTAGGCGCACCACGAAATATCATGATGATTAAGAAAACCTCGGAGTCTTCGGACTGCCGAGGTTTTGCCGTATTATGAGAGAGGAGGTCGCAGCATGGCGGCAAAACGGCAACTAAAAAAGCCTACTACCCCCAAGGTGAACAAAGATGCGAAACCTGCTGGAGCAAAACCGCGCACCGTCAGCGATGAAGTGTATCGCTGCCCACGCTGCGGCCACAAGTACGCAAAACAGGACGGCAATTTTAACGTATCCAAATCTCCCTTGTTTGCAGGCAATAATGGGTATGTGGTCTATTGTAAAAAATGTGTTTCTGAGATGTTTGATGAGAATGTAGCACTCTTTGACAAGGACGAAGATACTGCTATGGAGCGTGTCTGCCAGATCATCGACCTTTGCGTAGATGATACGGCGTGGGCTGCGGCACGGAAGATCAGCGCCAATCGGAGTCGTATGAGCGGTTATATATCTAAGCTGAACCTCGATCAGAGCAGTAAGGACGCTACCTATACCGATACCATCATCAGGCGGAGTGAGGCTGCGGTGGAGAACGCGGCGACGTTGCAGGATGTGGAGCAAAACGAAGATAACAAGAACTTTATGGAAGCGGTGCGGCGTTTCGGTCTGGGGTTTAACGAAGGTGATTATGACACTCTCCAAAGCGAATACAACAGTTGGGTAGAGCGGTGTGGTGTTCCTATCGACAAGCGACAGGATGAGCTGTATGTGTCTATCTGCTATTTGAAGCTGAATTTGCAAAACAGTGTCAGAACTAACTCAACAGGTGTTGGTACTCTTGCCAATTCCTATAAGGCGTTTATCGAGGCCGCAACCACTGAGATCGAGGAGCGGAAAAGAAAAGCCGAGGCGGATATGCAACTCAGTCCTTTGGGTGAGATGATCCGTGATATTGAGGAGTATTGCCCGGCAGACTTCTACAAGGATAAGACGCTGTATGCGGACTTTGACCATTTGAAGGAATACATCTCCCGATTCATGGCACGTCCTCTGCGTAATCTGTTGACGGGTTCCAAAGAGATGGACAAGGAGTTCAACCTGTCGGAGACGGAGGAATAAGCTATGGATTATGAAAAGATCATGGACGAACGGCAAAAGCACGTACATGAGAACTTTTCGTCCACACAATACCTGGGCAGTAAAACCCGTGTGCGAAAACTGATGGATTGGATCACCTTTTGGCGAAGAAATCCCAGTCGGTTTGTGCAGTATTATTTCGGAATTATTCTGCACCTTTACCAGCACATTATTCTGTATCTCATGGACATCTACCCCAGCATTTGCATAGTGGCTGCTCGTAGCGCCGCGAAATCGTTTATCATTGCAATTTACGCCTGTAAAGAGGCAATCTTGCGACCTGGGGCCAAAATTGTGGTGGCGTCGGCCACCAAAAAGCAGGCACGGCTAATTGTGTCTGAGAAGATCATGAAGGAGATTTACCCCAATGCTCCGCTTTTGCAGCAGGAGATTTTGAAGGTAAGAGACAGCCAAAACGAGATTGAGGTTGTGTTCCGTAACGGCAGTTCCATCGTTGTGGTGCCAGCTAACGATAACGCACGTGGTTATCGTGCTACCGTTATGATCTACGAAGAGTTCCGCATGATTTTGAAGAACATCGTTGATACCGTTCTTTCTCCATTTCTGTATGTGAGGCAGGTTCCTTTTATTTTGAAACACGAGGAGTATAGCTTCTTGGCTGAGGAACCTAAGTCCATCTACATTAGCTCCGCATGGTATAAGAGCCATTGGATGTGGGATCACATGAAGAAGATTGTCAACGGAATGCTTCAAAAGGACTCCTCTGTACTGATTGCTATGGATTACAGTATCTCACTGAAACACAACATCAAGCCGAGATCGTTCCTGATCAAGGAGCGGAATACACTGGATGCCATGGCTTGGGCTATCGAGTACGAAAATCAGATGGTGGCTGAGAATGCTCATGCTTACTTCACCTACGATATGCTGAATAAGAATCGGGTGCTGAAACGTCCATTTTATCCAAGACGGGACGATGATGCGCTTGCTCGGAGTAAAAACAAGTATGCCATTCCTCGGCAAAAGGGTGAAATTCGTATTGTCGCCTGCGATATTGCGCCAGAGGGCGGTGACGGCAACGACAACTCCATCTTTTCCTGTATCCGGGCGCTTCCTGAAAGTGTGGAGTATAAAACTTCGGATGTTAATGGTGAGCATCTTGAAGTTAAGCAGGGCTATCGTCGGCAGGTCGTTTATATCGAGCCTCAAACGGAGTATGAGACGACCAAGCAGGCCATTCGGATCAAGCAGCTCTTTACAGATTTCGATGCTGATTACTGTGTTCTGGATACACGGAATGCCGGTGTGTCAGTATTCGATGCTTTGGCAAAGGTACTCTACGATGTAGAACGCAACGTGGAGTATGAGCCATGGACGTGTATCAATGATGATAGGCTGAAAGAGCGTATCGTCATTGCTGGGCAGAAGGAGGTTGTTTTCTCCATCAAAGCCCAGCTGGAAACCAACAGCAAAATTGCGGTGTGCATGAAGAACACACTCAACCGAAAGATGATTGAGCTGATGGTTAGCAATCAAGAAGGTGTGGAGGAGCTACAGCGATTGGTGCCTGAGTATGCAACAGCCGATGTAGACACACAGCTTTTTTATGAACGTCCTTTCCTGGAAACTGTGGCGTTGATCAACGAGATGATCAATTTGGAGTACACTGTGCAAAACCAAACTGGTCTTATCAAGATTGAGGAACGGAATGGAGCGCGGAAAGACCGCTATACCTCAGTGTCCTACGGCAACTATTTTATTGAGCTTTTGGAACAGGATCTATTTTCCGATAGCTCAGAATATGAGTATGTCCCGCTCTACAATTAAGGAGGTGGTATGAATGGCGGGTGAATCAAGATTTCGCTCCTGGCTCTCCAGGCTGACCCAAAGTTCAGCCAGCCAGAATGAGGTCGTGGAGCAGAATGTGAACAGCCCCACGGCAGATGGTGTGCTGAACGAGTTCAACACACAGTTGGGTGCGGCATATCTCAATTTGCTTGGTCAAACAGGTAGAGGCCCCGCCCCCTATTCTGTGGAGCAGGTAATGAAAATGGCGCGTGAGCCTATGCAGCATATTCAGGAATTGCGCCGCTGGTCGCGCTGGGCGTACTATGCTAACGGTACAGTGACGACTGCTATTGATATGTCGGTGAGTTTGCATTCTTTGGATTACATTGTCGTAGCTCGTCCCAAAAAGGCAGGCCAGTCACGTAAGAGCTACCGCCAAAGCCTGGACAAGATGCACAGTGTCCTTCGGGCCATGCGGTATAAGGAGGTTATTCGTGACGCGCTGTTCCATAATGCCAACGAGGGAATGTATGTGGGCTATATGGAGACACGTACTGTTCCGGTAGATCGCAGAATGGCGTTGACTGATTTTGATATTATGAATATTTCCGAAATCAACTCAGCCGGTGTGAATACTACTGTGATCCCTCTGCCCATTGACTATGTGCGAATTATTGGCCGCAGGAATAACTGCTACGAGGTAGCGTTTGACCTGCGGTATTTTAATGGGATGCCGGAGGATGAGCGTAAGCGCAAGCTACAGGGCCTTCCCAAGCAGATCCAGGAAGGATGGGAGAAGTACAGCAACGGGGAGTTCCCCAACAATGCGTGTTGGCTGCGTCTGGATTGGCGCAAGACCATTGTGACCAAGATCAAAAGTAAGCAGAGCGATCCGTATGGGGTGCCATTTGCGGTGGCCGCATTGGATGATATCGACTATGCCAATTACTTTGTCAATACCAAGCGGAGTGTGTTGGATAAGGTAAACAACCAGATTTACTATGAGACTTTTCCAGAGGGCAAGGAAAAGGGAAAATCTGCGCTGACAGAAAAGCAGCAGGAGTTCCAGCACAACACAGTGAGGGATGCGCTTACTCAGCGCCGCAATTCCAGCGGCATCTCATTCTTCTCTTTGGCGGCAGGCACCAATATGGACTCTCTGCCGGTGAACATTGACCTTCTGGATGAGGAAAACGAAAACGCTATCAAAGAGGATGTGAATGAAGATTTGGGCGTTGCAGCCGCTGCACTCTCTGGTAGCTCTACGGGCAACTATGCTACTGCCACGCTAAATATTGAGATCGTGTCAAACAATGTATTTACATGGATTGAGGCGATTGTGGAAGAGCTGAATAAGTGCTTGAACTACAACGTAATCCGGGACGGAAGCTATCGCATTGAGTTCCGGGTGCTCCCCATTACCTTTGTCAACCGGGACAAGCAGGTTAAGTTCTTCTCTGATCTGTATTCACGTGGTAAGGGTAGTTTGATGGCGTGGATCGCTTCTACTGGTATCAATGCTGATGATTACCTGTCGCTCATGGACTACGAGCTGGATGAAGACTTTGAAAACAAGTACCCTGTCCACAAGACTTCCTTTACGGTCACGGGCAAAGATGCACCTGATCATGATGTGGATGGAAGCGACGGTGGGGCCAGTGCCCCGCTCAATGCCAGCACAGAGTCAACGGCGGCGAATAATGGTAACGCCAGTCCGTCTCCCTCAGACACGTAGGAGGTGAAAGATTATGGGTGAACGGATTTATGCCCCGATCTTTGAAATCTCCAGTGAGAGCAAAATTGCGGGCAGACGACCTATCAAGGTAATCCTACATGAGATTTTCCCTGACGATACGACATGGCAGACAAACGGGATTTCATGGGATGAAAGATATGTTCTGAGCAATCTACATTCTGTGAGCGGAATGTCAATCGTGGTTGAGTTTTTGACTGAAGATCGAGATATTCCCTATGCACATGGAATGACAGAAATTCGGAGCACTGACAATCTGCCTCTGTTTGAGGATGCCACGATGGTAGGGCATTTTGACAGAGCATATGTGGATGATGTTGAAATCGAAGGTGTGAAAAAGCGTGTACTGATCGCTGAGGGCACACTGGATGAGATGCGTTATCCGAAGTTTGTTGCTTGGCTGAGAGAACACATGGAGAAGGGCGTTGTAAAAGGCTCTGTCGAAATTGTGGGTAAGGCCGAGCATGATGGACGCATTATTTACTCCGGCGGTTGGAAGGAGCAGGGGCGTGTGCCGCAAATCTATGATTACAGCGGATATGCGATCCTGAGCGTTACACCGGCTGATGAGGCCGCCATCGTAATGGAGTTAAATAATAAAATGGGACAAAAGGAGGATAGTGACATGGATGAGAGGATGAAGAACGATCTGATGGCGGTCATTTCTGGCGCTATGACTGAGACTAATGCCAAGTGGGATCAGTATTGGGCGCAGGTGAACGCTAAGGAGGCTGAGATCAGCCAGCTCCAGGCCGACATCAAGGCAAAGGAAGCCGAGATTGCACAGCTTCGGGCTGACTATGAGAAGGAAAACGCCGCACGCATTCTGGCTGAAGAGGGATTGACTGAGGCAAACTCTGCGAAGGAAGCTGCCGAGGCAAGCCTGGCCGAAGCGAATGCCAAGATTGCCCAGCTGGAGGGCGAGAGTGCCAAGGCAGAGCTGAATGCTGCTCTGGCTCCCTATTCTGAGGAGCAGCGGGCGGTCGCCAAGGATGAGATCGAGGCTTTCAATGCCGACCCCGGCAGTGTGGAGATCAACACCATCGTGGGCAAAATCTGCACCGAGATGGTGCGTGTTTCCCGTGAGGCACATACCGCAGAAGTCAACGCCGCAAGTAAGATTGACGTGTTTGGAATGACTGAGGGCACGCCAGCTGCGGCTCCCGACGACAGTGATGTCGATGTATTCTAAGAAGGAGTGAAGAGAAATGAAGCCGAAGACTATTGGTTACTACAAGAATGTTCAGAACGTTGGCACCTGCAAGGCCACTGCTGAACTGAAGCTCGGTATGGGCGTTATCCTGGATCGCGCTGCCAAGACTGCAAGTCTGCCTGCTTCCGATGCAGAGGCTAAGGCTTGCCACCGGATCGTGACCAACATCAACGACAAGCCTGAAATGCACAACTATTCCGAAACGGTTGTGGTTGCTAAGGGCGATTATGTTCGTGCTGACGACCTGACCAGCGTGGCAAACATGGAAATGGAGTTTGCCCACTACGAAATCAAGGATGGCGACTACGACGGCCTCGCCAAGGGAGACAAGCTGGTGTTTGGCACCGATGGCCTTATCGCCAAGACTGCCGATGCCACTGGCTACAAGGTCTATTTCGAGTTTGTGGAGAAGACCGCCTACATGGGCAAGGGTGCTCTGCTTGTGATCCGTGTGCAGTAAAACCAAATACAAATCCAACGGGCACCCCACCAAACGGTGGGGTGTTTTTGCGTGAATGAAAAGGAGTGAAAAAGATGAATACCGTTTTTGAAATCAACATGGCAAACGCCCGTGCTGATGTGAACACTGGCCGCGTGAAGCCAACCTCTCCTGTTGTTGAGGTGTTCTCCGCATTGGTTGCCGGCAAGGAACCCAATGTGGACGCCAAGACGAAGGATAAGGCGGTCAAGACCTTGGCGGAGCTTTCTTCCAAGGCTATCGAGGGTGATTTCACCGCTCAGAGTGAGATCAACGCCATCATTCGTTTCTCCATCGAGCCGAAGCTGCTTGAGATGGTGCGGCTGTATGACTTCATGGGCACCTATCACCGCATCGGCTATCATGAGGCTCCCTTCATGAAGACCTACAAGTATGAGAGCGTGGATTCCCACTTCCAGGCATCCAGCTCCGACGTGCCGTTTGCTGCTTACGCATGGCGTGAGTACCCCATCGGCACTCAGACCATTTCTGCTGGTTTCGCCGTGGATTACCGCGAGATTCAGAGTGGCAACTTTGACGGCACTGTCGCTGAGGGCATGAACCAGGTGCTGACCGATATGCACAACAAGTCCGCCTACTATGTGATGATGGTGCTGTACAACGCGCTCAAGAACGCCAAGGGCGTGAAGCACTTTGCCGAGTCCAGCGGCATCACCAAGACCGGCGTTGACAATATGCTCAAGTCCATGCGTCGGTACGGTAAGGTCAACATCGCTGGTGATTACAGCGTGATTTCTCAGTTCAACGATTTCGTTGGCTTCAAAGAGGTCGGCGGCAACAACTTCCGCTTCGGCGCTGATGCGGTTGCTGAGGAAATTCGGCAGAACGGCCTGGTCAAGTATTACAATGGCTCTTTCCTAACCGAGCTGCCCAACGCCATCAACTGGACGAAGCTGAACAAGGATGGCACCGACTATGACCTGTATATGCCCCAGGGTCTGCTGTTCTTCCTGCCTCAGCGTTCGGTTTCCCCGCTGCAGGTGTTCCTGCGCGGTGGTCTGACCACCATGACAGGTGACGACATTGTGACCCGTCAGCATCTGACCCGCTTCGACATGGAGCTGGGTGCTGGCGTTGCCGAGGGCATGGAGGATCAGATCGGTCTGATCAGCGACACCAACTTTGATCTGCCCGACGCCGGCTAATTAGTGGCGTCTATCAGAAAGATGCACCAACAGGGAGGGGCTTCATAGCCCCTCCCTGATTTTCAAAACGAGGAGAAATCAAAATGGCAACGAATAATGTTTTGGTAAACAACCTGTGTTCCTGGCCCCTCTCTTTCTGGCGTAAGGCTGGGCAGGGGGACATTGAGATCCCCGCAAATGCAAGGAATTATCCTCTGCTGTCCTACGAGGAGGTTCTGGCGCAGATTCAGACAGGCAACGTGATGTTCGTCGGCATTGATGGTATGGGTGGTCATGCCCGCATCCAGATTGTGAATGAGGAGCAGCGGAAACAGCTCTTTGGGCTGGATGGTGTGGACGTTCCCGATCCCTCCGTGCTGAATGTGGAGTCGGTCAAGGCACTGCTGGCAATCAAGACTAAGGGCAAATTCCATGAGCAGCTGGAAAGCATGGTCAAAACCAACGCTGAAAAGAAGATGCTGGTGGAGCTGGCATTTGAGGCGGGTGCTGATGAGGCCGAGTCCTGGAAGGTGGATGCCCTGCGCAAGCTGGCGGAGACTGCCGGCCTGTAAATCCATGATGGGAGGTATGGAGCATGGCAAAAAACACAACCTTTGCGGACGTTGAGAGGAAATTCCACTCCATGCCCCAAACCAAGTTCGACATCCCGGAAGGGCTGGAGGCTGAATGGCTTTCAACAGCCGTGGCAGATTACGAGCTAAATTTGGGCTGTGATCTGGACTACGACGAAGACACGCGGGAATTTGGCGGTAAGCTGAATAATACCGCAATCCGCACTCTGGCGCAAATGATGTATGTGTCCTATCTGCAACGGGAGCTTGACCGCGTATCAAAGCTGAATGGCTTTTACGGGAAAGATGTGCAGTTTACAGGACAGGACGGAACTAAGCGTGTTACCGCTCAAATGGTAGAGGAACAGGTTTCCCTTGTGGAAACGCTGTTGCATCGACAAAAGACTGCTGCGTATGGATAGGGGGTGCTGTTATGTCCGAGGAGTCTAAGAGCTGGTATCGGATGTCGCGCCCCCTCTTCAACAGTGGTATGGAGGATGACGAGTTCTGGGCATATGGTCAGGACGGGTTTCAAGAACAGCTCAACTCTATACTTGGCTGTGACGTGTTGATTTATGACAAGGCTGTATACAAACAGCCCCAGCGTGTCAGGGCAATCGTCCAGCAAAAGATCAGCGACGTTTACAACAGTTCGATGGTCAGACAGATCCTTTGTAACATCGGTATCCTCCACTGTGGGCAGTATGTGCAGTATAACAATACCCTTTGGATGGTGAGTGGATATCCAGACAATAACCGGATCTATGAAAAGGCAGTTCTGTGGAAGTGTAAGCATACAATCCGCTTTATTTCTCCATTGACCGGGAAAATCGTGGAATACCCTGTGTATAGCACCAACAGCACCCAGTATGGTACGGGTGTCTCTGAAAAGACAAACGTAGATGTGGGTGCCGACCAACATCTGGTGTATATCCCCTATAACGAGGAGACGGTTTTGCTGGATGATGATTTTCGGTTCATCATGGACAAAAATCATGCCCAACCAACAGTATACCGTATTACTCGTGTCGATACTGTTTCCCAAGCCGTAGGTGAGGAACAGTTTGACGACGGATTGATCCAGTGGGCAGTGTTGGAGGACAGATTCAATGACGCAACTGACAGCCGTGAGGAGTTGATTGCCGACTTCTTTTCTGTCGCACCGGGCGAGAGCGAGAAAACGCCTGGTGCAGGAGGTACATTGACACTGACACCACTTGACGGTGATCTTACCATTGCGGTGGGAGACACCAAGCAGATTAGGGTGGGATGTGTGCTTCCTGATGGAACAGAGGCGGTGGAGTTCGCTTACGATCTGGACTATGACCTATCGAATGGCGCTGCCAAGGTCGTCTCAGAGAGCGATAACATCATTACGCTACAGGCAAATGACAATGTGGCTCTGGTGGGACTACCGCTCACAATCCGTGCCTATGATGATACCATGGGCAGTGAAGCCAAAATCAAAATCAATATCGTAAACTGGTAAAGGAGGTGGGTGCGTTGCCGCACTTTGACGCTATGATTCAGCAGAAGCTCCTTTTGAGGCGTAAACTGCTACAAAATCAGGCAGTAGTCAATCTGTTGTGCAATACGGGCAACAACGTGGCAGAATTTGAGAACGTGCGGACGGGAAGCAAAAGCCCAGCGGCGGCGTTTATCAAAACCCACTTTTATGTCCCCGACGTACAGCAGGTGGACAAAAACTTCATTACGATGCGTAGTCGAGTGGTATATGCCGACTCGAATGTGGTGAAGGAGACGGGAATCATCGTCTATGTCATCTGTAACGAGCACCAAATTGATTTGCTGCAAGGTTCCAGAGCTGACCTGTTAGCAGATGAGGTGGATCGTATTTTGAATAACGGGGATAGCCCTCTGTTTGGCCTGGGTGGTATTACCATCAAGACAGCAGAAGAGGTACAGTTCAACGATGGATTTTCCGGGTGGCAGATCCCGTATGTCACACATGAAATGAACCGAAGGGCTGATCTCATTGATTGATACTCTGAAAGCATATCGTCGGAGAGACTATGTGCTCAATTCCAAAATCACCATCCGTAACCCTTCTCTGGGTGAGATTGAGGATTACGGAGAGCAGAGGTATTTCAGCCTTGTGAAGACTGTTTGTGCAACGCCAGCAGACCGCAAGGTGGATATCTGGGACTCCCTTCATATCTATTGGGATAAGATGGATGAGTACAAGCTGTTCACTGTCACTTTTCGGACACTTCAAGAGCAGGATATGTCCATTTTGTTTGGTGATATGGACTTCGCATCATTCAAGACCTTCGTAAGGCCAGATATGCCTGACGCTACTATACGCAATAGCGATGGTGTTGTCATTGACCGGGCTATTCACAAGCTGATGACGGACTATCTAAGGACGATACATCGCTTCCACAAAAATGTGGATGTGGGCTTTGACGATAGAACGAAGGACATCATGATCGAAGACGACAGGGACGAAATGGCACTGGCGAGAGTGCAACCGTTTCGGTCTATTCTTCAACCTTTGATCTCCTCGCTGACCAACTGCCCAGAGTTCAAGTACCGCTGGGATAATGTATGGGATATTCCCATTGGCGTGTTTATGGATAGCGTCGTCCGTGTACAGAAGCATAAGAGCTTCGATTACGTGATGCACGGTGTATACAGCGGGAATGTGGACTTTAAGAAGCTCGATAAGAAGGAGCTTCAGTGGATGGGAGAATTGAAATAAGGTTCCCTGCCTGTCCCTTTTGGGATGGGTATTTTTTATGCTCATTTGTCCATTGGGACTGATGGCAGACACAACCTATCAACGTTTTGCAGAAAGGAAGATGAAAACCATGTTTAACGCAACTCAGTATATCATTGACAAGGTGCGTCGGATCACCCAGATCAATCTGGCGACTGGCCTGGTGGACTTCACCGGCACCAGTGTGGCAAGCCCCCAGATCGAGTTCACCGGCGAGTCCACTGATAAGACCGACGCCCAGGGCATTCTGCTTGCCCGTTTCGACACCGCGAAGGGTGTTACCTTCTCTGGTGAGCTGTCCCTGCTCAACCTGAGCCTGATGGCTGCGCAGCTCGGCTCCGAGGTGCAGGTTGCCAGCGAGAGCAAAAAGGTCACTGGCGCTGACTTTACCGTGCTTACTGTCGTGGACGACGGCACCAACAAGACTGTCACGCTGAAGCACGAGCCGAAGACTGTTCCTGCCGCTGTGTACACCCTGAGCGAGGATAAAAATATCAACGGCACCATCGAAATTGGCACCGAAGAGGGGAACGCCAAGATTGATGGTAAGGTCATCACCTTGCCCGCCTCTTTCACTGGCACTATGGTCGGCGTGTACTACGAGTTCGAGACGACCTCTGCCGTCAAGCTGGTGGACAGCGCCGAGAGCTTTGCCGAGGCTGCTATGTATATCGTGGACGTTCTGGCCGCTGATGTGTGCAACCCGTCCATCAAGCGGGCCGGCAAGCTGGTCTTCCCCAAGGCCAAGATCGACAACAACTTCACGGTGAACCTGACCACCGAGGGCACCCATCCCTTCTCTTTCACCGCGCTGAAGGACTACTGCGCCGACGACGCCGATCTGTGCTACATCCTCTTCGAGGAGTAAGGTGGTGCCGTCATGGTTCGGAAGTGCAAGGTGTGCGGCGAGTCGTATAAAACCTGCTACTCCTGTGAGAAAGAGCGGAGTTGGCGGGTTCACACTGACACGTCTGGGCACTACTACATCTGGACTGTGTTGATGAGCTACCAGTCCACCCGCGATGCAATGGCAGCGTATCAAGCGCTCGTGAAACGTGGTGTGGACTTCCAGCATACGGAAGGATTTTTGCCGGGAGTGCGTCAGCTTCTGGTAGAGATTTATGCTTTGGCGCGTCCTAAGAAACGGAGGGATGCGCCTATTTTCCACAAGAGTGGTGAGGAAGCACAGCCCATGGTGGATGAGACAAAGGATGAAGAGTAACGAAAAAGGAGGGCTTTCGCCCTCCTTTTTTCGATTTCGGAGGTGAGAATATTGAACATCCTGGCCGTTGATCAGGCCAGACACGGTGCTTGGGCTGTCTTTGACTATGAGAGAAAAGTTCCGGTGGACTACGGGACATGGGGTTTTGAGAGTAAGGACTATACATTTGAACAAGCCATTTTGTGCATTGAGGCGTTGATTGACGAGGTGATACGAACGCACGAGGTTAGTGCCATCTTTTTTGAGGATATCCAGCTACGAAGGAATGTCCAATCGTTCAAGAAACTGGCACAGCTGCAGGGCGTACTTGTTAATCTCTGTGAGAAGAACAATTACTTATACGGTCTTGTAGCACCAACTCAATGGCAGAATTTTTGCAAAGCGAGGGGCAGAACATCTAAGGAGATCAAGGGGAAGGTAACGGAGGCACCGTCTACCACCAAGAAAACCTCTAAGGTGTTGTCGCTTCAATTTGTGAAGGACAAGTTTGAGATTGAGACTGAAAACGACAATCTTTCTGATGCACTGTGCATCGGGTGTTATGTCGTAAGCAATCTGAAAATTCAAGAAGGAGAAAAGTCATGATGACCGACAAAAAGAAGATTGGTTTGGAGTTTGAGGATGATTTCGATGATGTGAGCGATCTGTTGGAAGATGCTCTTCCCAATCCCACTCTACTGGAATACTATCGCCGGTTGAAAAAGCGGGAGATTCTTTGGAATGACGAAATCGACGACACCACCATTGATATCGCATTGTACATCAAGAAGTGGAATGAGGAGGACAAGGGCATCCCCGCAGAGCAGCGCAATCCCATTAAAATCTTCATCAATTCTGACGGCGGCAGTGTGGATACGGTGCTTCACATCATTGATATGATCTGCCTCTCCAAGACGCCGGTGTACACCATCGGTATGGGACGGGTTTACAGTGCTGGTGGGTTGCTTCTCATGGCTGGACATAAACGGTACATCTTCCAGCATACCAGCTGTTTGATCCATGATGGATCTTCCGGTGCTATCGGTAGCATTGGGAAGATGCTGGATAACTTGGAATTTACCAAGGAGCTGGAGAAGCGGATGAAGCAGTACATTTTGTCCAGCACCCGCATTTCCGAGGAGCAGTACGACCAGAACTACCGCCGCGATTGGTTCATGTTTAGCGAAGAAATGATCGAGCTGGGCATCGCTGACGAGATCGTGGCTGACATTGACACCATTCTTTGATACGAGGAGTGAAGAGATATGGCAAAGAAAAATACAAGCACGGAAGTATACGACGTTCCTCAGACACTGACCGATCACCCTTTTTACGGATTGCGGCTGGACGATCTGCAAAAGACTTTCCGGGATGCTATCTGGGACAAGGATAAGCTAATCGTGTTCTGCAATGCCAAGGCTGGCACTGGCAAGACGCTGATTGCTACGGCAACAGCAAATCTTCTGTGTCAGTATGGGCGCTGTGGTGGGATCGTGTACATCGCCTCCCCCACCCAAGAGCAAAAGCAGGGCTTCCTAAAGGGAACGCTTGAGGAAAAATCCGAGCCGTATTTTGAGCCATTTTACCAGGCGCTGGATAAGATCGGCGTCAATCGGAATACCGCCTTTTATGACGGGGCGACAAACGAAAAGTACCAGACCGCCTATATCCGCTGTATGACCCACACCTTCCTGCGGGGCACTAACTTTGAAAACAAGGTTGTGATTATCGACGAGGCACAGAACTACTACTTTGATGAGTTGAAGAAAGTGCTCACCCGTCTGCATGACAGCAGCAAGGTTATTGTCATCGGGCACGATGGACAGAACGATTTGATTGACCACCCGGAGCGCTCCGGTTTTGTGCCCTATATGAAGTGGTTTGACGGTGATGAGCGTACTGCCGTTTGCCACCTTGAAAAGAACTATCGCGGCTGGATCAGTCAGCACGCGGATGACCTCAGTTATGGCTGGGCCATAAAAACAATTTGATTTGGAGGATCAGACGATGAAGAAAATCGCTGTGGATACCATGAGAACTTTTCTGAAAGAGCACAAGGCGGAGAACATCACAAAGCTGAGTGTTCCAGTGGGCGACAGCTCTTTTGAGCTGGAGATCAAAACCCATCTGACGGTGACAGAGAAAAGCACATTTATTAGCCGGGTACTCTCTGGCTGTTTTGACGTTATGGGGAATTTCCGCCCAGAGTATGTCTCCCCCATGATGCGGGCGACCATTCTCCAGATGTGTACCAATCTGCCGGTGTTGGTGGAGAAGGGTGTGAAGACCGAAAACGGAGAGAGCGCCATGGACATGGAGGCCATGGACGCGCTGTATATGGCGCTGGATCTTGACAATTTGCAAGACGCCAGCTACCAGCAGATGATGGGTGAGATTGTTCATCTGTGTGGTCAGGCTATTGACTGGAAGCGCGGCCATATGATCGCTGAGATCTCCGCTCCTATGGCTGAGGGTATCAATGCCGTTGGCTATGCCGCTGATGCCGTGCGCTCTTTGATTGAGGAGCTGGCGAAGCGAGTGAAGGACATGAATATGACTGAGCTGCTGGAACACGCGGGTCAGCTCTCCGAGGTGACGAAAGGGATGGCGCAGGGCGATCTTGCTCAGGCGCTCATCCAGCTACACGAGGCCAACAAGGACAAGTAAACGATAGGAGGTGGCGGCATGGCATTGTCCATTCGGGAAGCCCTGGCAAGGGTAAAAGCAAACCCCAGTTTGATGCAGAAAATTGACAACGCCATGACTAATGAGGTTTTCAAAGAAGTTCAGGAGGAGGAAGCCGCCACCATCTATGAAGTTGTGTACAAGGTGTATAAGCCCAAAATGTACCGCAGGCGTGGGGAGTATGGCGGTATGGCCGACCCGTACAACATTGAGATCAAAGGCGGGTCGGCCCAGGGCGGCATCATGGTAGTGGTCAATATGACAGAGCCTAACCCTGGCGGATGCGTGAACAACGACGCAGTTACGACTGGGAAGAATCTCCCTGAGCTTGTGGAGTATGGCGACGGTTATAAATTCTATCGCTACGATTTCCCCAGTGGCGGGCGATTTATGTACGCCCGGCCTTTTACTGCAAAAACCATTGAGCATTTGAAGGAAAGTAAGGCGCACATCGCCGCTATGAGGGCGGGACTGAGGCGTCAGGGCATCAAAGTAAAATAAAAGGTGGTGAGAACTGTGGATGAAGATCTGAAAATTGTACTTGCAGCAGAGCTTGAAGCTGATGAAAGTGCGTCAGCACAACGAATTGCTGCACAACTACCCAATATTGCGAAGTTGATCAACGATAGGAGCACAATCAAAGTCGGCGTCTCCTTGGATGTGGCAAATGTTCAGTCGCAGATGCGTACTATCACATCTCAACTCCAACGTGCGGCTGGCACTTCCAAATTCCAAATGAACTTCCAGGTGGGCACAGAAGCGGTTGACCGGATGGTAGAACGTCTGCGTGGACTGCGTGTGCCAGATGACACCATTCGAGACTTCGTAAGGAATATCAACGATGCAAATACGGCGGTCAGGAGTATTCAGACATCTTTTGATGATGTTCGCAACACGGTTACTGCCACCATCTCTGGAATCAACAAGGAGGGTGAGCTGATCACCCAAATTCAGAGTGCGCATATCGTTGACAATGAGCAGGGTGAGCGGGTCGCAGAATTGACTCGTAACACCGTTACTCTTGCCAAGAACTATGAGCAGCTTACCCGACAGGCCGAGGCATTGGACGCCAAACAGAGGGCGGCAGCTGACTCGAACACCGCTTATTTCCAGAAGTGGGGTGCGGCCATCAAAGAGATTACGGCAGGCTATATGTCTGTCGGGCTTGGTCAAGAGCAACTGGACGCTTTGAACAAGAAGATGGCCGAGGTTGTCAGCGCCACCAGTGGAATGACAGCCGAGGGTGAAAAGTTCAGTAAAACGCAGGTAACAAATGTCGAGCTGGCGATTAAGAGCTATCGGGACATGGCGGACGCGGCAATCAAATCCGCTAATCAGCAAAAGTCCGCAGATGAGAACCGATTGACCTACATCAACAAAACCCAAATCGCCCTGGATAAACTGGTGGCATCTTTCAAAGGGGAGTCATCCTCTAAGCCCCTGGTGGACGCTGGGCATTTGTCTGAGGTTGAACAGAAGGTTACGGAAATCACTCAAACGCTGGAGGCATTGCGTACTGCCACAGGTGAGGTAGGTACAGAGCAGCAGAACCAGACTGCTAAGGCACTGGCTGAGTTGGACGCCCTCATCACCAAGTACCGCAATCTGGAATATGTTGCCACTACCTTGCGGACGAAAACTGCCGTGCAGATCAATACGGAACAGATTGAGAAGCTGAATGAATTTGAGAACAGCTTGAAGTCTGCAGGTATTCTGACAACGAGTTTCCAGCAGCAAATCGAGGCGCTGCGGGGCAATCTGGCGAATGCCTTTGACCGGGAAAGCCTTACGGCGTATCTGAATAGCTTCGACAAATTGAAAAGCAGCGTATCTACCTTCCAGCAGCAAGTTAAATCGCTGGACGGTATTTTTTCGCAAATTATCGGGGTAGAGAAGCAAATCACAGCCCTGGAAGCCTCCATGATGAAGTTAGACCCGGAAAAGGATCAAAACAAGCTGGTGGCTTTGCGTGGTGAGCTTGCCATCTTGAACCAGCAGAAAGCCTCTCTGGAAGCACAGCTGATTCCCTATTCCGAAATCGTACAGTATTCGTCTCAGGCAAAGGCGTTGGAGGAGAGCCGTCTAATGAACGGCTCCCGGTTGGTCTATACCCAGATGGAGCTGGCGGATAAGGCACGGGAGTATGACGTTGCAATGCGTCAGGTGCCGGCAACGATTGCTGACTTGCAAACGAAATTCTCTCAGCTGGTCAATCCCACTGAGTCGCTGAAAGAGAATATGCGCCAGCTCCGGGAAACTGCGGCCCAGTACAATTCTGATATGGGCGACCGTGAGAAGGTGCAGACCTATGAGCGTCTTTCGGGTTTGATTCGGGATTGCCATAGGGAAATGTCTGAACTGACACGAGCGCAAGGCGGCACCCTCAATGATTTCAAGTTCACTCAGAGTTTGGAAAAGGCCAAGGCGGATCTTGCCACGGTTGCTCGGACGTGGAGTGCGTTCAAGAGTGATCCTGGCTTGTTGAACCAGTTCAAGCAACTGGAAACTGGACTCAAGAATGTCAATAACCAGATGGATTTGCGGAAGTGGACGGCTCAATTCAGCACATTCAAGTCCGAGATTAAAGCCGCTGGTAAGAATATGCTGTCTCTTGGCGACGTTCTGAAGAATAACGTCGGGAAGGTCATGCAGTGGGTTTCCGCCACGACACTACTATTTCGGGCCTTTCGTCTACTGAGGCAGGCTGTGAGTACCATTGTCGATCTTGATACGGCAATGATTGACTTGCAGAAGGTGACAACTGCCACAGTATCTGAGTATCAGAAATTCTATCGGGCTGCTAATGATACTGCCAAAGCGCTGGGTGTTACCACTGAAGAAGTCATTTCTCAGACAGCGGAGTGGGCGCGTCTGGGTTATACACTGAGCGAAGCGTCGGAGTTGGCAAAGAACTCTGCTATCTTTGAGGCGATTTCGCCCGATATGGATATCACCCAAGCTACAGACGGCTTGGTGAGTATCATCAAGGCGTTCGACATAGAAGTGGAAGATGCCATGGATGGTATCATTTCCAAGGTCAACGAAGTGGGCAACAAGTTTGCCGTATCGAATGGTGATGTTGTTGAAGCTCTAACACGTAGCTCCTCTGCTATGACTGCGGCAAACAACACCTTCGATGAAACGGTGGCGCTGGCTACTGCCGCTATCGAAATTACCAGAGATGCCGCCAGTGTAGGTAATGGCCTAAAAACGTTATCCATGCGTATCCGTGGCTACGATGAGGAGACAGAAGAGTATTCTGAGGGTGTGGCTGAACTGACAGGTGCGATTGCCGATTTGACTAAAACGGCAAAGACCCCTGGTGGCATCAGTCTGTTTGAAAAGGACGATCCCGAAACCTATCGTTCCACCTATGATATTCTGGCGGATATTGCCGACATCTGGGACGATTTGACGGACAAGAACCGGGCCAACCTGTTGGAGGCCCTGTTTGGCAAACGACAGGCTCAAATTGGCTCCGCTATTTTGTCGAACTTTGACCAAGCGCGTGATGCCATTGCTAAGATGGAAGAGAGCGCTGGCAGTGCTGACCGAGAGATGTCCAAAATAATGGACTCTCTGGAATATAAGTTGAACGCACTTGAACAGACATGGGTTGGTGTCGCTCAAAATCTGTTCCAAACCGATGATATGAAGGGTGTCATCGAGGTTTTGCAGATAATTTCTAATGTGGTTGATACACTTACCGAACATTTGGGACTGTTCGGGTCGGTCGGTTTAGTCGTTGCTATTGCCGGACTGGTAAAATTCCGTTCAACATTGGAGTCTTTGACATCTGTTGTAACGCCGGTGGTTCAGCAACTGTCCAAGTTGGAGTTTGATGGCACTGCGAACAGTGTATTCAAGTATGCCACTGCGTTGGGATCTCTCGACAATGTTCAGCGCAAGCTGGCAATGGATATGGCCGGGTTGACCGCACAGCAGCAGGAACAAGTTGTTTCCATGATGGCGGCTGTTGCGGCGGCAAAGGAATTGACTGTGGCCGAGCTTGAGCAACAGCTGGGTTTGCAGGCCGGCGCGATTGCGAATGCCCTTAACGTTTCCTCTACTTCTCTTGTTACAGAGCAGATGTTGAAAGCGGCTGTTGCCAATGGGGTGCTGAGTGAAGCACAACTAAAGCAGATTGTGAGCACCAGCGCACAGACTGCTGCAAATACCGCAGGTGCAGCGTCTTTCGCATCTCTGGGTACTGCGGCAAAGGCAGCTGGGCTGGCAATGATGGCAACGCCTATGGGCTGGATTACATTGCTGATTGGCCTCTTGCCCTTGGCAATCACTGGTATCACTAAGCTCTATGATTGGCTGGTCGTTACGGCTGAGGAAGCCTATGAAGAAGCCGAGGAGTACAGAAAGTCCTATGAGGAGATTACCAGTGAAGTCGAAGACCTGAATGGCAAGCTGGAGGAGAACAAGAAGCGGCTCGAAGAGCTGCAGCGAATGGATACCCAAGGCACCATTACTTTGGTTGAACAGGAGGAGTTGGCCCGGCTACAACAGACCAATGCCGAGCTGGAGATTACCATTGCCCGTAAAAAGGAACTGGCCGCGCTTGATGCAAAGGAAGCCAATGAAGGTTATGTGTCCAGCTTCAATAAAACCGATTTCAGCTCCAATCGTCGTGATGTTTTGATTGTTGAACAACAATCTATTTACGAAAACTATGCTGATTTGCTGAAAAAGTATGATGATCAGATGGCTGGCATCACGGTTGAGTGGGCTGATGGTGAGTTGGAAAAGGTTACGGAGTTGGAGAACCGCCTTTTTGAAATCAGCAATATCCTTCAGAGCGGCATAGAGAACGACGAATGGTTGGATCAAGCAGTTGACTATTCTGACCATGTGCAGGAGCTGGTCGATACCTACAATCTGTTCAACAAAATGCAGGAGGACGGTATTGAACTCTCTGCCGCTCAAAAAGATCTATTTGAGCGTACCCGCAATGAGCTTCTGTCACTTGGGCAGGAATTGGAGGAAGACTATCTTGGCAAGTATGTCGGTGAGGATGAGAACACAGAAGAATGGCAACGTCTGTTGGATCTAATCAATAAGACCACCTTCGCTGTAGAGTATTTCAGTGGCAAACTGTCTGATCTTCCCGAAGACTGTTACAGCGCCATGGAGGAGCTGGGTGGTAGTGCCAGCTTGACGGCTGACAAGGTGACAGAGCTTGCCAACAAGTTCCCTGAGTTGGCCGCATGGATGCAGGAGTCCGGCTATACCGCTGAAGATGTTGCCAAGCATTTCAACGCACTCGCGGCTTCTGAGGAAGAGCCTGGTAATGCGGCGGAGGTATATTCTGCCAAGTTGTCTGACCTTGCCGAAGTGCTTTCTACACTTCAAGACGCCTACGACGCTTTGGCAGATGCCGAAGCAGATATGGCGACAGGTGAAGGGTTGTCCCCCGACACCATCAACGCTCTCGCAGATGCCGAGGAGAACTATCTGGACTACCTCTATGAGGAAAACGGTGTTGTTAAGCTCAATACCGAGGCGTGGAAAGAAAACGCCAATGCGAAGATGTTGGGTGAGATGGCAGAGCTTCAGAAGGAAATCGACTCTTTGAAAGAGCGGAATGAGGTTCTTGCTGACACTCTGGAAATCTACCGAACAAATAAGTATATGAGTCCTGGCGATACCTCGATGATGGATGCGTGGGACAAGAAGATTCAGGAAGTCACCAACGAAATCGACGAGAACACAGCTGCCATTGATGCGAACCAGAGCAGGTTGGACGTACTCAATATCACGTATGGCAACATTACAGGCAATCTTGATGCCTATTCAGCTACGTTGGCGAATTTCTCTAATGTGGCAAATACCATTGATTCCGTTTCTACGTCATTCCAAACTCTTGCCGACCTACAGGCAGAAGTCGCTAATGGGTTTACTATGTCTTTGGATAAGGCTTTGGAGTTTGCCAAGGTCTATCCCGAAATTTTGAACAACGCAACTGTGGCGGCAAACGGCCAAATTACACTGAATAAGGATGTTGTGAACAGTTTTATCCAGGGTAAAAAAGCTGAAATTGATGCACAGATTGACTCCAAAATTACCGAGTTGGAAGCAGACAAGGCTGTACTGGAAGCTCAGATGGAGTTCTCAAAGGCCGAGTTGGATTTGGCAAAGCAGGTTGGTGAAGGTGAGGCAAATATCACCAAGGAAGTCGCCGCATTCAGATTGGATACTGCGAATAAGCTGGTGGCTGCGTTGATTGAGGCTGGCGTTGATGAGGCTGAGGCGTTCAAACTGGCGGCTGCGGCTATGGCTGGCAATGCTCAGGAATTTAATCGCATTGCAGCTGAGGTCTGCACTGATGTGAATGGCAATTTCAACGAGGCTGCATACCAAGCGGCACAGGCCATCTACCAGAACATGAATAGCGCCAAGAAGGATGTTGCGTCTCTGGCAACCCAAGCACAGCAAACAGCGGAAGCTATTGCTGGTATGGCAGACGGCATCAAAGCCGGTTCCTCTGCTTTTGTCGGAGGATCTGGCGGTGGTACAACAGGTAATAAGATCAAACTGAGCCTATCTGGTGCAGAGTTCAAAGGTACTGACTATACCTATGAAGCCAAAGAGATCGGTTTGGATGATTTTATTTCCGACCTCGAACTGGATATTTCCAACTATCAGAATGCCATTGCCCAGATTGATGGGCAGATTGCCGCATTGCAGGCGCTGAAGAATGCTCCTTTGAAGAGTTTCAAAAGCAAGTCTGGCTCTGGGTCTGGTGGCTCTAAAAAGGAAGTTGAGGAGTACATTGCTGATATCGACGAGTACCGAGAGGCTGTGGAACGCTTGCGCAAGGCTCAAGCCGAAGTGGAGCGGATTACGACCGATATCGACAACGCCGGCAGCATTGAAAAGAAGATCGATCTTGAAAAAGAGTTGGTCGATGCTTACCAGGAAGAACAGGCAGCTCTGCACAATCTGAACAACCTACGGGATGGAACGATTACGGCTGGGGTCAAGACTTTGCAAGACCTGGGCTTTGCGGTTAAGTACAATGCTGATACCAATGAGCTTTGGGTTGAAAACCTGGAACACCTCAACGAACTAACCGCTGACAGTAAGGGGCAGTATGGTTCCTTGAAAGAGGCCACCAATGCCTTGCGAAAGGATACCGAAGAACTGATCAACACCATCACCGACCTCAACGAAGCCAATCGAGAAGGATCTGCGACATGGTGGGAGGTTCAACGGGCCATTTTGGAGGCTAAAATCGCTGTTTGTGAGTTTGAGGCACAGTTACACAACAATGTCCTCACGCTGACGGAGAACTGGCTGGACAACGCTATCAACCAGAAAAACAGCGAGGGTGTGAAGCGGTATACTTCTGAAATGATTGCCAACTACAAGGCATTGCAGGAGGTATATCACAAGCAGGCTGAGGCGCTGCGGGCGGCGGGCTACTCTGATACCACCGACGAAATTGTGGAGCTTTCCGATGCTTGGTGGGATTTGGAAGATAAGATCAGAGATGCCAAAGACAAGGTGGTTGACTACTTTGTCGAACTCGTGGATGCGGCAAATGATGCGGTAGACAGCATTCAGAACGTGTCTGATGTGCTATCCGACGCGGCTCAGGAGTTTGCAGACAATGACGGGTGGATTTCGGTCGATACCTACCAGTCTATCATTGCTCTGGGCACTGAGTATATGCAAATGCTCATCAATGAGAACAATGAACTGGTCATCAACCGTGATCGGATCAACGATATCATTGAGGCCAAGACCCGTCAGCTGGCCGTGGAGCAGGCGCTTTCCTATGTGGAGCGTTTGCGGCTGGCGGCGACTGGGGCATCCAATGAAAGTCTTGACCAGCTGTGTTTCGCCACTACGCAGGCCACCAACTCCACCTGGGGGTTGGTGTATGCTGAGCTGGCGTTAATGCAGCAGACAGGGCTACTCAATGGTTCGCAGTATCAGGCGGCTTTGCACAATATCCAGGCTATTCAGTCTCTCGCTGAAACCGCTGTGGCTGGTATCGGTCAGACGGCGGGGGCGGCGGCTGAGAAGATGGACAACCTAAAAAAGCAGCTGCAAGATCAGAAAGATGCTCTGGAAGATCTGTTGGACGAGTTGGAGGACATGAAGGACGGCTGTGACGATCTCGTCAAGTACGTCATGGATATGCTCAAAGACCGTATTCAGCAGCAGATCGACGCTCTGAACGACGCGAAAAAAGCGGTCAAGGATTACGTTGACCAGCTGAAAGAGGCGATGCGGGCAGAGAAGGAGAATATCGAGTATGAGGATGAACTGGCTGACAAGCTGAAAGCCATCGCCAAGCTCCAGTCCAAGATTGATGCCCTCAGTCTGGATGACAGCCGTAAGGCTCAGGCTGAGAAGATGGCGTTGGAGGAGGAGCTGGCCGAGCTGCAAAAGGATTTGGCTGACTTCCAGGCTGACCACGCCATGGACGTGACCGAGGAAGCCCTTGATAAGCAGTATGAAGCCTATGAGCAGGAGAAGGATGCGGAGATTGAGAAGCTGGAAGAAAGCATCTCTTCTACGCAGAAGCTCTATGACATGGCGATCAAGTATATCAAGGAGAACTGGAACACGCTCTATCAGGAGCTACTGGACTGGAACTACGAGTACGGTAACAGTCTGAACAGTGAGATCACGGCGGCATGGGAGGCGGCTCAGGAAGCGGCGTCCCGGTATGGGGATTTTGTGACGGCCATCATGGGCGGCATTGAGAGTGACATCGCTAAAATCACAGCTCAGATTCAGTCGTTGACAACACAAATCTCCAACCTTAGCAACAGCACTTCCGGTGCCGGTGGGAATGGAATCGGTGGCTCTACGCCCAACGTTGTTGGTACGGTGAACACTGATACATCGTACAGTGATGAGGATATGAAGCAGGCCAAGCGAAAAGCGGTCAGCGATGTTGTGTCTCAAATGCGGGCGCTAAGTGCTCAGTGGCACACAGCGGACAAGGCGACAAAGAAGCGGCTGGAGGATCAGGCATTGCAGTTGGGAGTAACCCTTGCTTCCTACGGTATTGTGGCGCACCGCGATGAGCCGACCGGCGCATGGTACATCGACAATGACCTACTCAATCCGTCCAATGCTGGCAAACTGCTTTACAGCTGCTACCACACGGGTGGGTTCGTAGGCGATGAGCCTTTGAAGCCGAATGAACGCTATGTAAAGGCAGAGAACGGAGAGTTGATGGTAACATCCGATCAGCAGGATAGTCTGGCGGCACAGATCAGCGATATCAAGACGGCTACTGACGCTCTGAGCGGTGTTGTGGCAGATATACCTGTGACACCTCAGAACCTGTGGGCTGACGGTATGGCTGGAAGTGACACAGGTGCCGTTCATAACGTCACCACCAACAACAACCAGCCTGTATTCCACGTTACCGAAACGATTACCTGTGTGCCAGAGAAATCGGTGGAGTCGCACAAAAAGATTAGTCGTGACACGCTCGTCGAGATTGCGCGGCAGCTCAGAAAACCATGAGTTTGAGGGGAGGACACTCTGTCCTCCCCTCTTGATATAAAGGGAGGTGTGGTGGTGTACAAAACGTATGAGTTTACTTTTGCCGGTGAACCGGCTTCGATGTTCGGAATGTTTATGGCCGACCTCGGAAATAAATCGCACACTGACAATCCGTTTGCCAACGTGGCGAATATTGTAGAGACACGGCTTCCGAACCGGGTGACGCCGCTACACTTTGGTGTACGGTATCACGATAGCCCGTTGACTTTTAAGCTGATTTTTGGCAGTGATCACTACTTGGACAGATATCAATTCCAAGAGGTGTCCAACTGGCTGACGGGTTATCAGGAATACCAGTGGCTTACCATTGACCAGCCGGATATGGAGCACATTCAATTCAAGTGTCTTATCAAGGATCTTAACCCCATCAGCATTCGGTGGTTCCCCAATTCGTTTGAGGCCACAGTTGTTTGTGACTGTGCCTATGGGTATAGCTATCCTTGGGAAAAGACACTGAGCGTTAATGGCAGCTTGAAAACAGTGTTTTATAACGACAGTACCATCCGCGAGAATTTGAAGCCGGATTTGACGATCCAGCTGGCGTCTGGCACACGCAATTTTTCTATCACAAACAAAACCACCGGCACAACCATGAAATTTACAGGCTTGCCGGCAGGTGGTGTCACCATCATTGCAGATAATGAGAACGGTATCCTGCGGGATGGGAATGATGAATATGACCTGTACGATTACTTCAACTTTCAATTCTTTGAATTGGCATCCGGCGATAATGAGCTGGTGCTTGAGGGTAACGGCAGTGTCAAAATCAGTGGGAGGTATCTGTACAACGTGGGTGCATAAAGGAGGTGTGGGAGATGTACCTAAATTTCAAAAAAATCAACAGCGCGAAGCGGGAACCTCCCATGCTTCGTTTGCAGACCTTGGCGGGGAAAGAGCTGGGGCCGGTGCCCTTTGTCCAAGGGTTGAATTTTGAGATCAACTATTCTGACTTGAGCACCATCGAATTTAATGTGCCGTTTATGGTCAATGGACTGATTAACCCACTGTACGCTTCGCTTACTGGCTACAAGGTCATCTACACGGAAGAGTTGGGTGTGTACATGATCACCAACCCGGAAAAAAGCGGAGACGGCATGAAGGAAATTAAGCAGGTTAAGGGATACTCTTTGGAGTACGCATTCCAAAAGAAAACGCTCTACCTGGATGAGGGAACTTATTGCTTCTGGAACCCTGCGTTCCCGGAGGAGACTATTCTGGGGCGGATCGTAGAGCTTGATCCTAACTGGAGTGTGGGTTATGTTGCCCCCAGACTCATGAACTGCTACCGGACATTCGATCAGTATGACAATAGTGCTCTTTCCTTCTGCTATGGCGAGGCTATGGAAAAGTACCGTTGTGCCATCGTGTTTGATGTGTACAACAAGACCATCAATGCCTATGACGCTGGTGACGATACTGGCACACTGCCTATCTATTTGGACTACGAGAACCTAACGCAGAGTATTAAGGTGGCAGAAGACAGCGAGAACATGGCAACGCTGCTCCATCTTTACGGCGGGAACGGTTTAACTATTCGGGATGTGAACCCAATCAACGGTGACTATATCGTGGATTTGAGTTTCTTTTTGAATAATGGCGACTTGGATGTGGTGCCTACTGGCAGTACCGAAATGCTTTCAGCAAAAGTGCGCCGCTGGGGGGCTGATGTGCAGGCGCAGCAACCCTATTATACTGGCCTTATCTCTTTGCGGTCGGCGGCAACATCGCGCAAGGTGGCGGCTCAGGCGGCACTGAACGAGTTGAACGGCGAACTGAAAACGCTGACAGCCCAGCAGATGCTCTTGACCAAAGAACATTCTTTGGAAAAGACCGATAGTGGTAGAGCCAACAAGCAGGCACAGTTGGATGCCATCTATGCCCAGATTGAGGCGAAGAACAGAGAAATCAAAGCCAAGGAGCAGGAGATAGCTGATATTGAAGCTGAGGCCAAAGGCTACACCGCTAAAATCATAGCCGTGTCCAGTGCTCTTTCCATCAATGGGTATTTCACTGAAGCGGAACGGCTAATCCTAACCCCCTTCTTGATTGAGGGCGAGTTGACCGAGGAAACATTTGTGGCTTCTGAGTTGGATGCGTCCAACACTGCGATTGCTGTAACTGCCTCTGGTTCAGTCTCCATCATTAACAGTGAGATTTCCAAGGTATCATTGCCGGAGTTCAGCCGAGCGGTGTATACTCTCTCAGGGGGCACGCTGGCCCTTGCCTCTCCAAACTTCAAAGCAGAGATTGTGCGGGGCACCATGGATGTGAAGAGTGGCAACACCTACACCCTGACAGCCTACCTTGGCGCAACCAGCTTTAACGGGCACGATTTCATCAAGGGTATGATCACCATTAGCGGTTCTCTTTCCGGTCTTTCCAGTGATATTACGGCTGTGACAGAAAACTCCATTACACAGTATCTGGGCACCCAGTTGAGTTTTCGCACATCGAATGCGGACGCATACTTCACGATTGCAACCAACGAGTACCAGATGTACGCTGTGGAGCTGGAGTTGTATGACTTTGGCACCGAGGCATTGCGTGACTACGCATGGCCCGTCTACGAGTTTGATATTGAAACGTCAAATTTTCTTTATCAAGAGAAGTTTGAACCGTTCAAAAACAAGCTGGAGTTGGGTAAGGGCGTGCATCTGCAGCTGGGGAGCGAGGGGCTTATCTGTCCAAAGGTGATCGGTGTGAAGCTGGACTTTGAGGATATCAGCAAATTCAGCCTGATTTTCTCTAACCGCTATCAACGTCGAGATGAGCTTGAATATCTCAACGACGAAATCAAAAGCTCTGCAAAAACCACGAGTCGCTTTAACGCCAGCAAGTACCTCTATGATCGTGCTGCGGACAAGATGACCGACGTGGACTTGTATATGAAGAATATGCTGGACGCGGCGGTACAGACCATCAAGGCGGCGGCAAACCAAAGTGTCATGATTGACAATGCCGGCATTCATGTGTCCAGCTCAAACGACAACATTCAACTGCGGATCGTCAACGGCATGATCGCCATGACGGATGACAACTGGAAGACGGCGAAGCTGGCAATCGGTAAGTTTTACTCCAAGGAACACAAGATGGATCTGTGGGGTGTGAACGCCGAACTGATTGCGGGTACACTTCTGCTGGGTAGCAGTCTCTATATCCAAACCCAAGGCGGTTTCTTCACAGTGGATGACAACGGTGTTTATGTCAATGCTTTGAAGTTCTACATCAACAACGGTAAGAACCTGGGCGAGACGCTGGACGGTATCGACGACAACATCAGCTCGGTTTCCTCCGACGTTTCCTCTGTACGGAGGGATTTTGACTCTGTGACCAAGAAAACATCCTCTGGCGTTGCTCTGGACGCGACCGATCTGAACGGCGTGATTAGTGCAACCAAGGCGCAGATGAAGGGAGCAGGCGGCAACGTGCTGTTCGACTCTGACGGCATCTGGCTGATGAATAATACCACCAAGGCCACAACCACCAAAGCGGTGTGGATGAACGAAAATGGTATTTTATTCGGCAGTGGGCCACGGACATCCAACCCGGCCACATCCTCTTCGTGGAAGTGGACAACGGCTATCAGCCATGATGGTGTGGTGGCTGAGAATATCGCTGCGGGGACGCTGAGTGGTATGACTATCAGCGGTGGACAAATCACCATTGGAAAAAGCTCCAACAGCGACAATACCTATTTCCATGTGGATAGCTATGGCAATCTTGGAATTGGCCGAAACACCAACCAAGCGAAAGGCTACAATTTTTATGTGGACTACAACGGGAATATGTACGCCAACTCCGGTGAGTTCCGTGGGAAGCTGGTGGGTGCGACGGGAACCTTCTCCGGCGCTCTGAGCGCGGCCACAGGTACTTTTGCTGGCTCCCTAAGTGCGGCTACGGGAACCTTTGCCGGCTCCCTGAGCGCGGCTACAGGCACGTTTTCGGGTAGTCTGAGCGCGGTGAATGGAACCTTTACTGGGACGCTGAGTGCCGCAAGGATCAGTGGATCTCTGACAGCCAACTCCGGCGCTGAAATCGTTGGCCCGGCTATCTACGTGCCCAACAAATCCTACCCGAAGTTCAAGGTTGACTCCCAAGGTAATGTTACCATGACGGGCAATCTGACACTGGGTAGCGGTGCTATTAGCTGGTCAAATCTGGATTGGGGCACACAAAATGCTATCAATAACGCCCAGACAACCGCAAACAATGCCTCTTGGACAGCGAGTGATGCGGCCAATGCCGCCAGTGACGCTCAGTGGACGGCTGACCGGGCATACGATCTCGCCCAGGCAAATCAGCTCCCCTATTACATTACACGGACGAAAATCACCAGTACGACCATCGAGTCTCCCACGATTACAGGTAATGTTATTGTGGGAACCAGTTTTGAACTGTCTAATCACTTTGGTTCGATTGCAGTTGGATATGGAGCGACCGATATTGATATGACATATGGTATCAAAATGATGGATCGGACAGGAAGAAACTATGTGATTTGTACCAGTGCCGGAGCACGAATGACATCCTCTGGGGCTTCGTTCTATGTAAGTGGGGGTTCGATCACTGCTACAAGGGAAATCAATGTGTCGTCTGATAGGCGTGTCAAAAACTCCATTGACTACAACATGGATAGATACGAGGGTTTCTTCCGTGCTTTGAACCCATGTCGCTTCCTTTACAACAACGATGGCGACAAATGTTTCCATATTGGATACGTGGCCCAGGATGTAAAAGCGGCCATGGATAAAAGTGGGTTGGATTCAGTGGATTTTGCGGGGTATGTAGTTGGTGTTAAGACTGGGCTGACAGATTACGACGACGAGCTGGCTCTGGGCTATTCGGAGTTTATCGCCCTGAATACGCATATGATTCAGAAACTCCTCCGGCGTGTTGAGATGTTGGAGGCTATCATTCAATCTATGAAATCATGAGGAGGACAAATCATGTCTAAATTGGAACTTACTCAGAAAATTGCAAACATCCACAATACCCTGGCACAAATTCTGGTGAGTGGCGACAACGCCATTGCTATGGGCGGCGTGCTTATTGAGCTGCGGCAGATGGTGAATGATTTGCAGGTCGAGATCCAGGCCGAGGAGAAGGCAAAGGCTGAGGAAGCGGATAAGGAACAGGCCGACGCAAAATAACAAGGAGGGCAGCTATGAATATCCACAACCCGTTTACGCTGCCTGAACTTGAATTTGTGGGCGGGTCAACGCAGGAGCTTGTGTTTCACTGCTACCATGAACAGAATGGCAAGCCGACAGACCTTTCTTCCTGCACCGCCAATTTTTCCTTGATCAGCTACGTGAATAAGTATGGTTCGCCCCTCGTCTCCAAGGCTATGGATATCCGTGCTGGCACAGACAATGACGATGGGATCTGCAATATCCTGGCTGTCATACTGGAACCTTCGGATACGCTGGAACTGCGAGGAAAATACATCTATCAAATTGCGTTGAAGGATGTTACTGGTCTTGCTGAGGTTCCAGGGCAGGGGCTTTTCCATATCAACAACAACATCAATAAGGGCTTCATTTCATGAGATCCAGAGCAGATAGCTCTGGATTTTTTATGCCCAAATGCAGAAAAAGGAGTGAACAAGATGAACACAAAGCATTTTCTCAACCTGGTTGCCGGTAACGTGTTTCAGTCTCAGACTACGCCGGCCATCCCCACCGAGTATTACATCGGTTTGAGCACTACCACGCCCAATATCAACGGCTCCAACGTCAACGAGCCGCCCGTGTCCGGTTCTTATCAGCGGATCAAGCTGACCAATCTGAGTGCGCCTACTGATGGTGTCATCACCAACAATGCGGATATCAGCTGGCCGGAGAGCACGTCTGACTGGGGCATCGTGACCAGCTACGTTATCTTTGACTCTGCCACGGTTGGCGCGGGCAACCTGTTGGTCTTTGGCGACCTGTCTACACCGCGTTCGGTGGAGCGGGACACTATCATGACCATCAAGGCCGCATATCTGAAACTCAGTGCGTTGAACCCTGCCAGCACCTGATGGGCAGGTGACACGGCATGAAGGAGTTTGATATTCGCCTACCGACCCGATTGACAGAGTGCAAAGTGCTTATCTACTCCCTGCCGTATTACAGCGGTCTTACTGTTATTGATGGCTTCATCATTGACAGCGCCGTTGACGGGTACACACTGCAAAAGACGTTCAGTGCCCAACCTGGGCTGGTGCTTGCCTCAGAAATGGAGGGGACGTTCAAGCTCGTCCACGAGGCTATCCAGTCCGGGTTGGTGCTCGATTCCCACATGGATATTGAGGCGCTTTACAAGATTATTCCTGAACCAAGCGGCATCGTCCTATTGGAGGAACCGGCCCGCCTGTTTGCAGAGAGCTTTCTGCGTGCAAGCAGTGGCATTGAGCTGGAGTCCAGTTTGCTCGACATTCAGATTAGTCGTTCTCTGGGGCGTGGGGAGTCTGGGTTTATCATCAATAGCAGTGTGGATGGGACTTTGAAGGTAAGTCACCTTGCCGACATTCAGTCTGGTTTTATGTTGCAATCTGAGGCTGAGTTTGTACCGCGTATTCTGGCTCGGCCTATTCAGGGCGGTATTGTTATCTCTGCCGCACCTATGCGGAGTACACTTCAAAAGATGACCAAAGGCGAAAATTCCATCATCTTTAGCTCCGAGGCTGACGCTATTCTCTCTCATTCACTGGGACATATGGAGAGTGGCTTTGTCATCAAGAGCAACAGTCCTTCCATGAGCAAGCACAGCTTCTTCAATGGAGAGAGTGGCTTCGTTCTTGACGCGGCTCCGCTGGATACAAAGCGCCTTAATCGTTTTACAGTCGATAATGGCATTATGCTAACCGTCGAGCTGAAAAATCTTTGTTATCTCGTTTGTCTCAATATCGACAACGGCATTGTGTTGGATACGGAGGCGGCTGGCACGTTAATCAAGGTGCTGTATGGTGCGGAGAGTGGCATCATACTGGGCACCGAGGCTTCTGCCGCTGCGACTAAGGCGATCCGTGCGGAGAGTGGCATCGTGCTGGATACGGAAGCCACTGGCATTCCAGTCAAGGTGATGAAGCCGGAGGAGAGCGGCATTGTGATCGACTCTGAGGCGACGGCAGACTCGAAACGCTACCGGTTATTGGAAGAGCTTGACAATTTGGAGTTGAAAGACATCGACGATATGACGTTGGAAGAGCTGGATTGGGTATGGCTCACATGACAGCGGGAAGGAGGTAAATCATGTCACAAGCGCATCTGGGAAGTTTTAATGGCACGGTTACGCCAAATGTCAATATGCTGGATATCTTCAAACAAAAGGAAATCAAGGATAACCCCAACAGCATTTTGAACTTTGGTGATTTGGTGCTGAAAAAGTTTGGCATTTCTGCCCCAGCAGGGACGGTAATCAAAATCAATGGGAAGGAGATCCCGCTGTTTACTGGCGTTTTTGAACTGGGCATGAACCAGATTGATATTACGTCATTGGAGTTTTTGGAAACAGTAAACGTCAACATCTACTATATGTTCTGAGGAAGGAGGCGTAACGATGGCAGATTTGAGTTTGAGGGACGCCCTACTTCTTGCAGGTGGTGGATCAGGCGGCTCTGGTGGTAAGGATGGTGTCGGAATTGCATCCTTAGAAATCAACGATAATGGTGAGTTGGTCATCGCCTTGGACAATGGGCGAGTGAAAAATCTTGGCAGAATTGTTGGTGCTGATGGCGCTGTATACGTGCCTCATATCGACGATAAAAAGGTTCTTTCATTCACGATTGAGAAAGCGCCCGACAAGGTTCCAGATCCTGTTGATCTAA